TCTGTTTTAAGCGAAGCACACTTTGCAGGTGAAGTAAATGCTGCTAGTTTAGATATTAGTGGAGATGCTGATATTGATGGCACATTAAATGCTGACGGTTTAGACGTTGATGGTAACGCAGATATATCTGGAGTATTAACAACTGCTGGTGGTATTGCACACACTGGTGATACTGACACTCTTTTAGAGTTTACAGGTGCTAATGAATTAAAAATAAAAGCCGGAGGGGCAACACATTTCCACGCCGGTAGTGATCAGACAACACATTTATATAGTGGTAACGCACTAACTCTTAGTTGCGACACATCACAAAACGCAACTTTTACAGGTGAACTAACCGTTGGTTCTCACGTAAACATGGGTGATGGTGATAGGGTAAAGTTAGGCGCTAGTTCTGATTTACAAATCGTACACAATGGATCTGCTTCGTATATACACAACGTTAATGACACTTCTGGGCATTTGTATTTGAAGCAATCATCAGATGATAATGATATTATATTTATAGGTAAAGACAATGGAACAGAATTTACAGCTCTTACCTTAGATATGTCTGATGCTGGTAAAGCTACATTTAATAATGATGTTGTGGCTTTCTCTGATAAAAAACTAAAAGAAAATATAGAAACTTTAGATGGTAAAAAAGTTTTAGACATGAGAGGTGTTAGTTTTACTAGAAAAGATACTGGTTTGCCTAGCTCTGGAGTTATAGCTCAAGAAATACAAGAAGTAGCGCCTGAACTTGTTAGTGAAACAAATGGCACGTTAGGAGTTTCTTATGGTAACTTAGTAGGTTACTTAATAGAAGCTGTTAAAGATCAGCAAAAACAAATTGACGAACTAAAAGCAATTATCAATGGCAGTTCCAAGTAGTGGCGCGTTAAGTTTAGCTGGTATAAAAGCCGAAGTAGATAATGACGAATACAACCCTAACTCTACAACTCAAGCTTCTTTAACTACTTTAGCTACAGGAACTATAAATAACAACAGCACACTTAAACCAAACCAATCAACACCACACGGCATGTCTGAGTGGTATGGTTATGATAATGATCAAGCGGCTTCGTTTGGAGATAGTAGAAGTTTTGATTTTGATGGTACAAATGATTACTTAGAAGGTTCTGGTAGTTTTGCCGCGGCTGTAACACCACAGCAAGGTTCTATTAGTGTTTGGGTTAAACTAGATGCAATGTCTGCTAACGGCTTTATATTTCAACTAAGTACAGAAGAAGGTACTGATGACCAAATTTTACTTCTTTGGAATAATGGTTCTGCTAGAATAAGAGGTAATATTAAGTTAAATGGAACTGCAAACACAGTTGACTCTGGTGCTGGTTTAGAAAATGACGGTAATTGGCATCATGTTGCTTTAACATGGAAGTCTGAAGATAGAACTAGCTCAAACAATATAGCTAGAATATATATAGATGGATCACAAACAGCTACAAATGCTATTGGAAATGATACTTGGCAAGGTGGTAGTGGACAGTTAGGAGCTGTAGCAGGTTTTGGTAGAAATTATAGTCAAAACTATGGGCATAATTTTAATGGTCATATGAACGATATAGCTATGTTTGACGATGTACTAACACCAACAGAGGTTGCTACTATATACAACTCGGGCTCGCCTAAAGATGAAAGTAGCCATTCAGGATTATTAGCTTATTATAAAATGGAAGGTTATAGCGCTGGTGATACATCGCTAGCTGATGACTCTAGCAATTCTTATAGCTTAACAATAACCAACAGCACCAATATAGGTAGCACAGACACACCATAATATGGCAAAAAAATACGTAATAATAACAAGTGATGATGTAAGCTCTGTAGATTTTAGCAAAGTACAAGAAACATCTGCAGATACACTAAGATGGAACAATGATAATACAAAAACTTTTGTAAAATATGAAGGTTATAAGCCAACCTGTTTACACAACAAAACAGCATATACTTACGAGCAAATATTAAACATATTAAATGATGTTGATGGTGAATGGTATATAGAAGATACGACAAGCGAATAACGCGCTTTAAATCAAGAATAAAGCGTGTAATAATATAAATATAAAAAAACAAGAAATTATGGCAAATATAGTTGGATTAAATACCCCGCAAATAGATATAGGACAATTAGGCAGTGCATACTTAGCTGATGCTGATACTAATTTTAAACCTCCAATAGGCAAGGTTGTTGTGGCTATACTTAGCTTAGACGATGCTACTGAGTTTAACACACTAACACCTGACAATGGTGATCACGCTTACGCTGGTACAATTACTCCAGTTACGGCAAATGGTACAAATGCAGATGCGATACCAAACACTGAAACTTTTCCAAAGGGTGTAACAATATACGGAAGATGGACAACTGTACAAATAGACGCAGGGGCTGTCATAATGTACTTTGGAGAATAAACAAATTAAATTAACTTAAATTAAATAAAATGGCAAAAAAAGAAAAGGTGGTAGACCTTAAACCTACAAGTATAACTGAAGAGCAATTAAAAGCTATTCAAGAAGTAGTTTCACCAATCAATCAAATTCAAATGGAGTTAGGTAGAATGGCAACTCAAAAACACGCAATGCTACATCAAATTACTAAACTGCAAGAGTCTTTACAAGAAGAGCAAGTAGCTTTAGAAAAAGAATATGGTAAAGTAAATATTAATATACAAGACGGTACTATACAATATCCAGAAGATGAGCAAGCTGATAAGAAAGATTAGTATTGGTAAAGATTATAAGAATGACGCCATGCACTATGCCGTTGGGCAAGAAGTGTATGGTGGTCATACTATCTGTGATATACTAGAAGAAGAGGACAAGTATTCCATCTATATTAAAAAAAGAAATGAAGTTATACCTTGGAAAGACTTTAACAAAAACATGGCGGTGTCTGTAGAGTATAACTTAGAGTATTAATGAAAAGTGTTTATAATTATATTGTAGAACCTATAAAGTCAAGATATAATAATACTAAAAACGTAGGTGGTAAAGAGTTAATTCTTAACACAGAAATATCTAACCACGAATACATAAGTAGAGAGGCTGTGGTAAAGTCTATACCTATAATTGGTGAAACAAAAATCCAAGTTGGTGATAAGGTCATAGTAAACCACAATATATTTAGAAGGTGGCACAATGTAAAAGGTGTTGAAAAAAACAGTAGAAGTTATATTGACGAAAATAACTACCTAGCACAACCAGAACAAATATATTTATACAAAAAAAATCATTGGCTAGCGCAAAAAGGATATTGTTTTGTTGCTCCTATAGTTTCAAAACAAGATGTGACTATAGATAAAGAAAAACCTTTAGTGGGTATAATTAAGTATACTGACGGTACGGTAAAACAAGGTGACTTAGTAGGTTTTACACCAAACACAAAATACGAGTTTATTATAGACGGTCAAAAACTATATAGACTACTATCAAATTTTATTACAATCAAATATGAATATCAAGGAAACGAAGAAGAATATAATCCAAGCTGGGCATAAAGCAGTTGAAGAGCTGATTAAAGTTGCTAAGGAAGCTATTGTAGATTCTGACGATGATATATCAGCTGACAGGTTAAAGAACGCTGCAGCGACAAAGAAACTAGCTATATTCGATGCGTTTGAAATATTGAATAGGATACAAGAAGAAGAAAACATACTTGAGGGTAAAGAAACTAAAACCGAAGTTAAAGTGTTTAAAGGTTTTGCAGAAGGTAGATCTAAGTAATGTACGAACAAAATTTACTACAAATAGTAGAACCTATAAAGAAAACTACTATAAGTCGCCTTAATAAAGGTAAGAAGTGGAAGTATGGCTACAATAAAGAACACGATCTTGTAGTTATATCTAAGACTGGTGAGATAGGTGAGATATACGAGATACAAAACTTTCAGATCGCATTACCAAAAGAGCGTAGTGTGTATAGCAACAAAGAAAAAAAGTGGAAACAGTTTGAGTACCCGAAAGAACTAGGTAGACTTAAAAACATATTTGACTGGAGAGCTTATGCTGAAGAAAAAAAGGCTAACTGGTTTGACTATATAGACGAAGAGTTTAAACGTAGAGATCAAGGTTTTTGGTTTAACAATAAAGGTACGCCAACATATATAACAGGTACACACTACATGTATCTACAATGGAGTAAAATAGATGTAGGTGCGCCAGATTTTAGAGAAGCAAACAGGTTGTTCTATATATTCTGGGAAGCTTGTAAAGCAGATAAACGATGTTATGGTATGTGCTATCTTAAAAACAGACGATCTGGTTTTTCTTTTATGTCATCAGCTGAAACAGTTAACCAAGCTACAATATCAAGTGATGCAAGGTTTGGTATATTATCTAAAACAGGAGCTGATGCTAAGAAAATGTTTACTGACAAAGTTGTACCTATATCGATTAATTATCCTTTCTTTTTTAGTCCTATTCAAGACGGTATGGATAGGCCA